GCAAACTTGTCTTTTAGAACTCCATTCATTCGCGAGAATATTTGAATGTCCAACAAGTCTTCAATGATTGAACGCCTATCGGATGCAGACAATTGCATGAACGGAACGAATGATGCAGATCCCAACAACACAATCTGAGTAAATGATTTGTAGTTAAGTTTAAGAATAAACTTTTCCAAATACTCTTGATAGTCTTTTGCTGCAGCGTCTTGATTGATTAGTTCGCCATTGCTATAAATTTCAAACACGTTTGGCTTGATACCACGAACAACTTTGAAAGACTTATTTCCAATGACGAATTCAATCTCGACAACGCAATCTTTTTGATTGATTGCGTTTACAAGCTGACCCTTGTTTATGTTTCGAAATGATTTGCCAAACAATACAAAACACAATGCATCAAGCATTGTCGATTTACCAGAACCATTTGCACCTACAATTAGTGTAGTACCATTCTCTGATAAATTAATTTCTGTATTGAAGTTTCCAGTCGAAAGAAAGTTTTTGAATCTAAGTTTATTAAAAGTAATCATTCTGTATTTTCAGTTGAAAGTGCTTCGACATATAGTTCGCGCATTAGCATCTTTAATTTATTAGCATCGACTGGTCCAGTCAATGATTGATTCTCAATAAACTTTGAAAGAATCGTCATTGTATCTTCTGCTTGATTTACAATGTCATCATTATCTTCTGTCATTTGTGGTTCCGTAAAGTCTTCTACAATGTTAACATCTGTTGGATTTACTTTGTAGATTTCATCTATTAGTTTTTCAAACACATAAGGATTCTGTTTGTTTAGCACTACAACTTTCACATAAGCATTTGCATATCTAGAGTAGTCTGCACCTTTTAAATCTTCAATCTTTAATTTTGAATCGTCGTAATTGACTCTATAAAACATTCGATTTGGATTCTCGATGTAATCAACTTCTGATGTTGTTGTATCTAGAATTGCAAAATACTTTTTGTCGCGATAGTCAGACCAGAACAATTCATATGGAACTCCGAGATAAACAACGTTATCTTTTTTGGAATGTGTATGAAAGTGTCCGCTAAACACTTGATTATACTCGCTTAGAAACGAATGGTCAAGTCCTTCGTGACTTTTGATTTCCCCAATGAACGGAAAGTTTGCTAGTTCAAAGTGACCAACACATAAAGGAGAATTGCTATCCTTGATGAATTCGAAGATTTCTTTCTCATTGCTTTTGCATATCCATGGAATCATATCAACTTTGACGCCATCCAATTCAAGTGTGCCATGAGTTTGCCAAACATGAATATTATCGTAATCTTTCAATAAAAGTCCAGGAGAATTAATATCCAGACTTTCTTTCCAAAAGATATCATGATTACCAACTAGTGCATGAAGAGTAATTCCTTCTTCAACACAGCGATCAAAAAAGTATCTGCGACTCTCTGTCAATGATAGAAAATTGATATACTTGCGACGATCAAACAGATCACCCAACTGAATGATCGTCTTTACATTTCGACGTTCTAGTTCTGGGAAAAATACCTCATTATAAAATTTTTCATAGAATGCATGGAAAACTTTAGAGTCATTTCTGATTCCGAAATGCGTGTCGCCCAGTAGACATACCTTCATTATTCTTCGCCCTCATGTTTCCATTGATAGATTTATTGATTATATCACGGACATTCGTAAGATGCAATAGCGCATGATCTTTCAAATCTTGTGGAGACTTTTTGTTTTCTAAAATCTTGATCCAATGTTCAAGCTGCACGGGCAATGGCGTCTGCATTTTGTTCTTCCTCCATAAATGAATCAAATACGGTATCTTCTTTTTTCTTCTTAGTCTTAGGCGATTTCTTTTGCCTATTGTCTTCAAACGTTACAATGAAGTCACGAATGAATTGTTCCGAATAAGAATCATGAAGAACATCATTCAAGTTTGAGGTAACGTATTCTTCTCCGTTATTCTCAATCAATGAATTGATGACCTCATTCTCCATACTCTTATACTTTATGTATAAATGTTTTTTCTCTTTTTGTATCCTACGAAGAAAAGCATAGTATATGATTTGAGTGAAATATGCAAATGGGTTCTTTGATTTTTCTGGATCAAAGTTATCAATGTAAAGTAAACAATTTTCAACACCGTCAGATACCATGTCTTCTTTAAATGTGTAATTCGCGAAGTTTGGCTTTCGCGCTAAGTGCGTAGCAATCTTAAAAAGACAATCTCCAATGTATTCTGGAACTCTTGGTCTCTCGGTTTCATTTCCTTTTGATAGAGTGACTGCATTTTTGAATTTTATCATTTCAGATAAAAACTGTTCGTTGTTTACATAGTGTTTTTGTTTAGTGGTCATTTTCGCCTCATTGGTACTTGACATTTACTTGACAGGGGTGTAGAATCAGCGTGTTGGGTTTCAATGAAATACTTTATTAATTACTTTCTCCTCTGTTGATTCTCTAGATGTTTCATATTCATCCTCATCTTCTTCATTGCTAAGACTTGCTAGATGCTCTTGATAAAGTTCTTGATATGATGATACAACAACTGGTGTTGGCTCTGCAACAGCGAAGATTCCGTGTTTAAATATTCTTAATGGAAGAGAATAATTCATCATTGGATCCCACTTTGTAAGTGTTAATCGATATGATGTATCGTTATTATCTGGAGATCTATAAGTAATTATGACTTTCATTGGAAAGTCAACTTCAACATATCCTCTGCTCTCCTGAGCAACATTGCCGATGATTGTGTCGCCATTCGACATTTTAATTAATTTACAAATCATCATTTTTCCTTTAAATTTATATTATAAATTTTATATTCAAACTTTTCGTCATTGTAAATTTTTATGCGCTCAGAGAAATGATCTAGAGTGAAATTGTTTTTACCATTATAGGATAAATCATCAGCAATGTCAAATAATATAGCTTGCTCTTTATTTTCTCCTAAACGCAATCCTCTACCAATCGATTGAAGAGTTCTAATCTTACTCTTGCTTGGTGAAGCAAAAACAACATTGTGCAAATTTCGTATATTTATGCCTGTCGAAAACGTCCCATAAGAAGCGACGATGATTGCATTATTTTCTGTTTCTGTTAGTCTTCTAACTTCTTCTCTTTCTTCTGCATCAACATTACCATGTATGAAAAAGACTGGGCGAGAATCTTCATCAAGTGTGCTTTTAATTAACTCATGCAGAACTTTACCATGCTTTTCTACGAATTGATAAAGTAGTAGAGTATTGCCTTTTAAATCCATAACAAGATTTCTTATGAATCTATTTCTGGACTCTTTACTAATTATGTAATCAATTTCATCTTGATACCGAAAACCTTTGCATTGTTCGCATGATTCTTTATCGTGTTTTAGTAAAAGTGCTTTAATCTTAAACTTTGCGAGTTTACCTTCGTCAATTAATTTCTTTGTTGTTGTGATTTGCTTTACTCTACCAAACAATCCTTCAAGCACCAATTTATGAGTTTGTGTACCGTCAAGTGTTCCAGTCAAACCAAAACGATATGCACATGTAGTCATGTTTGTTAATATTGTAGTGAGAGATTTTGCTTTAAATAAATGCGCTTCATCACCCACAATCAAATCAAACTTATTAAACCATTCTTTTGGCATCTTGTATACAGATTGCCATGTCGATATAATGATTGGTAGATTTGTATCTTTCTTTGATCCAGCAGTGATTTGATGTACGTTAGCATTGCTATCGTATCCATACGATTCGAAGTCTTTATATAATTGAGCAACAAGAGAGATTGTTGGAACAATGATTAATGTTTTACAATTTAAATATCTCGTAATGAGATATATGATTAGAGACTTACCAGAAGCTGTTGGAGATATTAACAGTCCTCTTCTTGCTCTTATTGCATAGACGAATGCATCTAATTGATAGTCTCTGACTTCAAATGGTAATCCAAGAGTGTCGATGAATTCTTTAGCATCATTAGTAGAGAATTCATCATATAGATCGACAGACTTATCAAATACTAATTCATAATCTCTTTCTTTAGCAAAACCAATAAGATATGGTATAAGACCATAGTATAGTTGTCTTGTTGCTAAAGTAAATAGGCGAATCTTACCATCCCATATCTTATTGCGATATGCTGGCATGAATTTGTATCCTGGAACATAAAACGTAAAATATTCGTTTAGATCCATTGCGCTAGAACCTTCGCATTCGATTCTAGCATATACTTCATTTAATTTAGAGACTACGAGTTTATTATACACCTTGTGTGAACTTCTTCCATTCTATAGCATTTTTAATTTGAAAATTTCTTTGATTGATGTTTTTAATAACTTCTTCAAGAAAGAATATTTTCTCTTTTTGATTCGTCTGGCGAACGTTTGATTGTATAATCTCTTTGTCAGAGTCTAGATACATATCAACTTCATTCTTCATTAGACGTTTCATAAAAGGTTCCCAATTCAATTCGTCCAACTCTTCTTGTGACATTTTACCATTATAATATTCGTACTTCTTTAGTCCCAACTCTTTACTTTGAAATTCAAGAGCCTTTAATTTTCTACGCTCATCAAAATAAATTTTAAGATACTTGCTATGTAGTTCTGGAATTTTGAGTGATTCTAAACCAAGTTCTGTAGAATCTACTGTAGAATCTTCTCGCCACGCATCCATAATTTGATCTAAAGTCATGCATCACCCTTTCAATGAAATGATCTAACATCATATCATAGTTTTAAACAGGTGTCAATTCGTAGTATGTGTAATTGAATGTGGCAGATGATGTAACGAATTCTTGCGAATCAGTTGTTGTAAAATCAATTCCGCCAAGATCTGTTGGATAGACTTCATCAAATGTTACTTTCCAAGTTGGATTATTTGCATTTGTTTTTATGAACAATGTAGCATCTGATGTGATACTATTAGTTAATCCTGGCTTTTGAGTTAAAGTTCCCAACTTATTAGATGATTTTGGGTTTCCTAATTGAAATATCCAATTA